CATGCCTATATCCTCCATTTCAGATATATCGTAATACCCAGAATACGATAAGTGACCAATACCATCATCAAATCGAGAAAGTGTATACGTATAAGTAACTGTACTTGGATTTTCTCCGGTACCGTGATTTCTTACATCTTCAAATCGAACTTTACCATTTTCTTTTATCGTCCACCCAGGGGCGTATCTAGGTCTACCATATTCTACCGTAAGTTTTTTCACGGGTTTATCTGATGTTATAGTAAATAATCTATCACCAACGTTATACGTATTACTTTTCCACGCACCCAAATAGTCATCGCGATTAACTGAATGTGTAGGTTGTACATCAAATTCAATATCGTTATTTGTAACCGTTTTTATTAAAGTATCATTAAAATCGTATAATTTTACATTATATATATGTGCAGCTATGTCGTGTTGAGGTTGTGTTGCCAAGTAATCAAGGTGTTTAACAATAAATTCGTATTTAAATGGTTTAACTTCACGTACCGTAATGGCAGATTTTACTACTGTATTCATACTTCCAAATATTTCGTTTTGTGATTTCCACTTTTTATCGTAACGTAACAAGGTATTACCATCTTTATCTTTAGATAAAAACTTTTTACCGAGACCTTCTATAATATAAAATGTATCAACACCATCAATAGTTTGTTTTTCACCACCGTCAGTTTGAATTATGTGAAAACCATCATTGTCATTAGCTTCTCTGATATAAATAGGTACATTGTAAAAATACGGGAGTATATAGTATTGTGTATATGTAGCCATTACACCCGCCTGTGTTTGAGACGAAGATGAAAGTTGAACGGGTACAGTAACATTCTTAATCGATGTTAAATTAAATGGTGTATCTAAATGTTCTTGAGTAATTGTGAAAGATATCGTGGTTAATTTGTTACTTTCTTTTACTTCATTCCAATACATATCTATGGTATTCGTACCAACAATATCTTGATCACTCGTCAAAGTTATATCAGAACCTTTTAAAACTAATTGATTCGATGCGTTTGAATCAAGATTATCAATTTTTGTCACATTTTCACGAACTTTTTTATCACCTACTTTATGAACAAAAATAAGTGATCCAACAGTTGCAAAAGTTGGACCATTCGTCCATGTAAGTATAACATCTATATTCTTAGCTGATTTTTCACCTAAAGCGTACTCTGTTGTAAATATACTATATTCTTCAACTTTATCAGATTTATCGGCTGGGTTTAAAACTAATTCTATACCCGCATCTTTAACGGTTGGTTTGTCTTCCGTTTCAGTTGATTTACTTGGCCTGGTAAACAAATATATAATCAGTGCAATAATCACCAATACTACAAATATACCTAAACCAATAATTGCTGGTTTCTTACTCATTCTTTATATTATAGTATACTATTTTTTTAGTGTTCATGACCCATCTTCTATATGATTTAGAAATACCTTGTGTATATGTATATAGGAAGTATGTATAAATTAGGAGAGTTTTTATAGCATCCACGACCCAAAAGGCTACTAAAAAAAATAATTTTAAATATTACAAGGACGAAATAACAAATATAAACTCTGTAACTTTAGTAGGACGATTATTTAGATTGCGACTTCCTCTATAACAGTTGTAATCAATCTCAATTTTTTCGTAGGTATAGGGTTCTAAGATCTTTTCCCATTCTCCAGGAGTTATAAATCCTTCGTTACTATAAGACACCAAGGTATGTTTAGCCTTTTCAGTTGCCAATTTTAAGGTAAGTTCCATAGCTTCCTTAATCTGTTTCTTATAATTGTACTTACTCCTATTCCAACCTACAGGGATACCTGATACTTTTGAAAGTGTATGAGGTCTCTCGTTGGTACAAATTAAATTTAGCATGAAATAATTAGAACTGTATGGATGTTGATTGTAAGGTGGGTCCAGGTATACGAGATCTACTTTTGGTATGTCTTTCAAAAACTCACATGCATCCCGTCTATGTACATGAACATCTCTACCCTTCTCAAGCCATATGGGAGGCTCAACTTCAATTCGTTTGGTAATTCTATCAACCGCGTGACCACCTTTACCACCCCACCCACCTTTATGAAACCCTTTGAATACACCCGAAGTATTTGTATGAATACTTGCCTTTACTACAAGAGGACCCAAACAATAAGACCTCAAATGTTTAGGAACATTATGTTTAATATAGTCAATCATACCATCAATTCGCATGGCATTTTCGGGTGTATAAAACCATCTATCACAATCATCATTGGGCGAATAAAGTTCTGTAATCATACCAATTTTATCTGAGCACTTATTCATTTGTTCTATATGTTTACGAACTTCCTCTTGATCGGAGAGAGAAGGTGTATTTAAATAACAATTAGACAATACTTCACAATACATTTCCAAATCATTTACATATAACTGTTCTGCATGAGTTAACAACATCCTCGCTACAACCCCAGAACCTGAAAATGCATCAACACAGACTTTTGGATTTAGTTTCTTTACTACATTCTCTATGTAATCTACTAACTTTCTCTTATTGCCTATGTATGTAATCATAGGTTGATTAACATATTCTTTCATAATTTATAGTGATATCGTATGATTTCCTTAAGCGATTGCTTTGCAATGTGTTTCATAACAACTAAACGTTCACTCGCTTTCCACATTGAACTTTTATTGGGAAACTCGTTATATTTATGAGTCTTAACACAAAAAGTGGCAAACTCACGATCGTTATCTTTCCGTACATCAATTTTTGGTAACATTGCCGAAACGTCAAATTCTGAACTCCCCATTTCCCATATAATAGGTTCCCGACCAAAGTTTGTGAAAGGGCCGATCCTGTGTATAATAGTTTCACTGCTATGAAAATCACAACCAGCTACAAATACCAGATAAGGTGAGATAGGAAGGTCCTTAAAAAAATGCCAAGATGTATTCAGATTTTTAAAAACCCTCTCTATAGCGTTACCAGTGGATTGTTTCGTAAGACCTTCTTCATATCTGATGTCATTTGTACCTTGATATTTATCCTCGACAATTAAAAAACAGTATCGTTTGGATTCAATTTCTATGAAAAACAAACCGCCATCCGGAGATATGAAACATGTATTGTCTTCATAACCCTTAATGACATCAGAAACCTTCATGGTTTTACACCAATAAAAATTTCCAATTTCTCTTACATAATCAGAGCAGAAACATCTAAACTCATCCAGTATAGAATTTAATGTGTTTTCTGAATCAACGCATACACCAGATGCGATAGCAGACCCTCTATGTATACTCCGTAAATGTGACATGGTATATTATTATTAAAATGTCAAGTGTAACTTAGGTGTTTAAAAAACATAACCTCACTGATAACAGTCATGGAATTGTACCCCTTTTCGTAACACTAAAAAAATGTGAGACAAAATCACACTATTGTTTAATGTCTATTTATTACCGGTACTACCCTTATAATAAAAAAATATTGGTAAATATTATATTATGAAAGGAATAAACAGTTTCCTAGGTCCGGTAAGTAGTAGAGCCGAAACCATTATTACATCTCAACCAATTTTGTTTACGCTCATAATCATGTATCAGGGTTTGTTTTCAGGTAACGCGATTAAAATACCAAAAAATCTCGAAAAAATGTTCAATAACAAAACTTTCCGGTTTGTATCTATAATGTTAATAGCATTTGCCGCTACAAGAGATATAGAATATGCACTAGTATCAACCCTCACATTTTTAACATTAATGTACGCCATAAAAACGCCAGAAGAAAGAGAAAAAACTGGGTTTATTTGAAAATATATACATTTTTATATTTTAAAATTGATAATTTTTATTTACAATAGTTTATTTATACTGTAAATAAAAGTTATAAAGATTGTTCACTCACTTACTTACCACACCCACACGATTTTTTGTAATTGTCCTGCGTAACGTTATACAATATAACGAGTGTAAAAACAACAGCCAAACTAAGTAAAATTGTATTATTCATATTATACTATAACACTACTTTTTTTTATCTTCTAGTAACACTTCCCCGTGTATTGGGAGTTTTAGATTTACTTTTATTTTACAATAGGTTTTGTGTACATTTTTTAAGAATATTAAATATTATATTTTAAAAGTATATAGAAAACATAGAGGAAAAAATCAGTTTTTAATTATTTATTTCGAATAAAGCATATTCAATGAATACACTTGGATTAGGATGACCCGTCATCACAAGTTCATCCTCTAGATCACCTATAAAATTTTCTTTTTCATGTTCGTCGATGTA